TTAATTCTGCATAAAATTAGCAAATTTAAGTGAAGTTTCTTGCTTTCGATTCTGTGTGACGTGAGTATAAATATCAAGTGTCATTTTTGAAGTCGAATGTCCTAAGCGTTCTTGAACTTCTTTGATGTTAGCACCAGATTCAAATAAAAGAGAAGCATGGGTATGTCTAAAACCGTGTGCAGTTATTTTTTTCATATCTGGAAAATTACGGTATACTGTTCCTAACCAAGATGTTGCAACGTGAGATGGATAATATTGGTTAGTTTCAGGGTTTGTAAATAAGAACTGTTGAGAATTATTAGCATTAAAACCAAATTTCAATAGTTTCTTCTGTTGTTGTAGTTTCCATTTTTTTAATACAGTTAATGTAACATCATCTATAGAAATTACTCGTTTTGATTTCTTAGTCTTAGGTGTATTTATAGTCGTTTCTTTTTTGCCAGGATTATATGCAGTAGTTTTAGTTATAGTAATTGTTTGCTCATTAAAATCTATATCTTTCCATTGTAAAGCTAAACATTCACCAGAACGCATACCAGAATAGGCAAGCAGTCTAAAGAATGTATAGTATTTGAAATTGTATCCTTTGGCATTTTCTAAAAAAGTGATAAGTTCATCTTTAGAGTAAAAATTATTATCAGATTCAATATGTTTATATTTTTTCTTATCAGTAGCTTTAGGAAAGATTACCAATTTAAAAACATTAACATCTAACATACTCAATTTAACAGCATAATTTAATGGAGAATTGAGTATTACTAGATATTGTCGATAACTCTTGTATTTAGCAGCCAACTTATTAACTATTTGTTGAGCTAATGCAGGAGTTATTTTTTTAATATTTGCATTACCAATCAATGGCTTTACAACTCGTTCGTATCTTATTTTTTTAGTTTCAGCGGTATTAGGTTTCACAGTATTTTTATATGATTCAAACCATAAGTTAAACAAGTCATCAAAGGTTTTAATATTTGTATCTTTAGCTTTTCCATAGTTTCCATTGGCAAAGTCTAATTGTAATTGTCTGATTACACGTTCTGCATCTTTTTTTCTTTTGAATCCTCTCCTGGAAGTTTCTACACGTTTACCAGTAACTGGATCAATACCTAAATATAGTTTAAATCTATATAAGGATTCACCTTTTTTAGTATATTTAATTATTTGTGCCATTATAATCATCTCCTTAGAATGTATGTTCTTTTTAGGATATTTTTAAACCCGTCGATTTCGACGGGTTATGTATAATTATTTCAAACCAGATTGTGTTTTAGAAGTTAAACTATCATTTGTAAATGTTAATGCGATTGTACCGCCTTTAGTACCAGTTATCCATGTTGCAGTAACATTTTTTTCACCACTAATAATCATTTCGTTTAAGCCATCAGGTTCACCATACTTACTTACAACATCATCATAAGAAGAACCATCTGCAAGATTGTTATAAGCATCTAGATCAAATTTAGGAGTACGTGAGAACTTGAAACCTGTTATATCTTTAGAAACAGTCTTATCATCATTGAATTGAACAGAGATGGATACACCACCTTTATCCCAAATATAATCTTTAACTTGTACACCTTGTACATCTTGTGTTGATGTTGTAGAAGGCTTACCTAAAGATTTTTCAACATCACTAAGAGTTGTTCCACCATCACCATGGCTCATTAAATCGCCAACAACAATAGCATCAAATTTCTTTCTAAACTCAGCATTTTGTGAGATAGTCTTATCGTTTGAATTTGACTTACTCTCTGAGGTTGAAGATGTATCTGAACCAGATCCACCACCTATAGCTCCTCCAATAGCAAAAATAACTATAATAGCTAAAATCCAAAACCAAACTCTTTTATAGAATGGTTTCTTTTTGACGTAAACATTTCCGTTTTCGTCTTTAATTTTTTTTGACATAAATGTCAACTCCTCTTTATTTTCAGCTTTTAAAGACATCAGTATTTGGTCATTTCAATCTAAAACACTGTTAAAAGTATTAAAGTCTCTAAACACTCAATCCACCCATAATAATTCGACGTACACTATCTTCAAATGACATTGGTAATTTTTCGCTTTCTAAAAATGATACGCAATTAATATCAGTAGGTTCAGTATTTGTTCTTAATATGTAGTTTTCTAGTAATTCTCTTATCATGAAATCATTAGCTTTAGATTCCATTTTAGAACGTGGAACAAGGTAGTCATTGTAAGAACCAATAACTTTATCATCATTAAATATGTGTCCTAACTCATGCAATAGGACTTTAATTTGTTCATTTTTGCTCAATTCAGATTTTAGAATGATAGTCCTTTTTTCTGGTATGTAAAATCCCTCATTGTCTAGCCCATCTAAAATAGCTACTGTAATCTCATTCTCTCTCAAAAAAGCATCTATTCTATGGTTAAACAACATAATAATTACTTCCCTTGATTTTTGTTATCGTAAAAGCCTTTTAAATAAGCCTTAATAATTTCTCTATCATTTTCGGTCATTTTCTTACCACCAAAAGAACGAGCGTTATCTATCATCTTATCTAAATCTTCAATATCAGCTGTTTTAGTATCATCATCTTTTTTCTCAGGGCGTCCGAGCAAGTAGTCGGTGGTTACGTTGAAGTAGTCGGCTAGACTAGATATAGCAGAACTAGAAGGCTCAGCTTTGCCAGTTTCCCACGCTGTAACGGTTTGTTGAGAAACGTGCAAAATTTTGGCTAGTTCAGTTTGAGATATTTTTCTTTGTTTACGCAAATCTCTAATTGTTTGACCTATCATAGTAATCAACTCCTGTTATATTTCTACCAATAATTATAATGTTTACTTGGTAAAAATTAAATAGTGTTAAAATAAATTTGTATTTTTTATAAAAAAGTATGGTAAAACTATTTACAAATACAATAAAACTTGATAATATATACATGTAAGGTTGATGAGACCTTAACAAACAAGGAAAGAAAAAAGATAAATAGAAAGAGAGATGATTAAAGTGAATACTCTTAAAGTTCTAAGAGCAAAAAAAGATGTATCTCAACAAGAATTGGGAGAGAAATTAGGTGTATCTCAGAATACAGTCTCTTCATGGGAAAAAGGATACACTAAACCAAGCACGAAGAATATGTTAAAGATGGCTGATTTTTTTGAAATATCGTTAAGTGAAGTTTACGATATTTTTTTTACAACTAAATACTATAAAACTTTATATAAATATCCTAAAAACAAAAAATAATAACAAGTTTTATTGTAAAAATGGAAAGGTAGGTGTTTTTGATGGAATTAGCAGACTTATTTAGCAAAAAAGCATTAGGAGATTTTTTAAACAAACTTTTTGATGCCTTATTGAAAATAGCAGAAGAAAGAATGAAGTTTAATAATCAAAGATTCCTAAATAGATCTCAAGCTGCTGAGTATTGTGGAATGGATCCTAAATATTTTGATAATGTCCGAAAAGAACCAGATGCACCAAGGCCAATTTATCCAATAGAAAATGGAACTAAGCCATTCTTTGATAAGGAAGATTTGGATAGATATATGACAAGCAGAAAGATTTGAGGTGACCTAATGGAACCAGTTTTAGCAGTATTAATTGGATGTCTGATTTATATAACAGTATTCATATTAGTTAGTTGGTTAAAGGATTTATTCATAAAATGGAGGGATAAATGATGTGGTATATATACGGTATTTTCATCTGTATGGCTTATGCCTGTAGCGTGGATCTATATAGGATTTGGAAAAAGAGAAAGGATGATTAAGATGATCGAATTAACGAATGCAGCATATTGGACGTTAGTCGCATTATCTGCAATAGGCGGATATATTCTACATGGTGTTGTAGATGCCATTAAAAAAGGTGAGTTTTTTGATTAAGGAGGATTGGAAAATGGAAGATGAACCAAGTTTAGAGTATGACACTGGTGGACGTTGGCAGTGTGATGAATGTGAGTTAGTCTTTGAGGTTTATGGAATGCAAGATGTAGATGACGTTAAACGTTGTCCAGTATGTGGCAGTGGTAAGGTCTGGATCATTGAAGAAATGATGATTTAAAGGAGGTGAGATTGTGGCAGAACAAAAAAATTCAGTGGTGGCAACCACTGAACAAAAAAATATTAACAACATTAATCTTAACACATTATTCAATTTCACGAAAACATTAGATAGTGATGTTGAGAAATTTCTAGTAATAAGAGCTTTCTATCAACTTAATTATTTCGATTTAGAACCTAATGACAGAGATGTACTAGAAGAACTATTAAAACCAATAGGAGGAACCAAGTAATGAACTTATTTGAGTTGAATCAAACATATAGAGACCTAGAAGAGCGTGAAGACTTAGATCCAGAAGTGTTAGCCGACACTTTAGATTCAATAAACGATACTAGAGAAATTAAACTAGACAACATTGCAACTTGGATCGATAAGAATAAGGCAACAGTTAAATGGGCAACTGAAAAAATTCAAGAGTTGCAAGAAGCAAAGAAATATATGATTAACCAAAATTCAAAACTGCAAGAATATATGACACAGGTTTTGGATGACGCAGGAATAAAACAACTGCTAACTAAAAATCATATATTACGTACTAGAAATTATAAGGCAAAGGTAGTTGTTGATAATTTAGATAAATTGCCAGATGAATTTAAAAAGATTAGTACAGAAACTAAAGCTGATAAAGTGCAGATATTTAAAACACTTTCAGCTGGACAAGAAGTCCCTGGTGCTTATCTTAAGCCAAACAGAGGAACAGTGATTAAGTAATGTTTAAACTGAGAGATTATCAAACGGAATCAATCAATAACATATATGATTCCGTCAAAAAAGGACATCACTCCATAATTGTTCAGTCACCACCTAGAACAGGTAAAACTGTGATTATGTCCGAGATTGCCAGACGTGCTACTAAAAAAGGTAATCGAGTGATGTTCGTTGTTCACAGAAAAGAGATTGTAGATCAAGTTATCAAGACTTTTGAAGCTAATGAAGTTGATATGTCTTTAACTCAAATAGGTATGGTTCAAACATTTACTAGACGTGTAGATAAGCTTTCAGAGCCTACTATCATTTTCGTAGACGAGGCTCATCACGTTTTAGCTAGAAGTTATCGTAGAATACTTGAAACGTTCCCAGACGCTTTAAAGTTACTATTCACAGCTACACCAGTAAGACTAAACGGAGAAGGGTTTGAAGATGTAGCAGATGACTTAATCATTGGTAAACCTATCTCATGGTTAATTGATAATCAATTTCTAGCTCCAGTTGATTACTATGCTCCAGTTGCTTTAGATACTTCAAAATTAAAGACTAAGCGTACTGGTGATTATGATGAACAATCAATTAAAGATGCCTTTAAGCCTAAGATTTATGGTCGAACAGTTGACCAGTATCTTAAGCTGGCCAAAGGTAAGCAGGCAATAGCTTATACCTACAATGTTGAATCAGCTGAGAGATTAGCTAAACAATTCAGTCAAAAAGGAATCTTGGCCAAAGCAGTGTCTGGTACTACTCCAAAAACAGAACGAGACCAGATTATCAAAGACTATCGAGCCGGGAAGGTAAGGATAGTTACAAATGCTGAACTCTTTACTGAAGGACTAGATTTACCAAATGTTGATTGTGTAATCATGCTGAGACCAACCAAATCATTGTCTTTGTATCTGCAATTTGCAATGAGATCAATGAATCCTAGAGCAGGCAAAACTGCAATTATCATTGATCAAGTTGGAAATGTTCAAAGATTTGGTTTACCTACTCAAGATAGATACTGGAGCTTGGAAGGAACTAAGAAACAAAAAGAAAGTAATAGACCTAAGATTCAACCAGTATCAACGTGTCCTAGTTGTTTTGCAGCATTCTACAGAAATGGTAATACGTGTCCATTTTGTGGAGCTGATTTAGTTGAAGAAAGAGAAATTGAAGTAGTTGATAAAGCAGAATTGAAAAAGGTTGTAGCACGTAGGAAAGAAATATTCAAAAAGATCATAAATGATAAAGTCGCTAATAACGTAGCTGATAAAACACCTTCAGAACTAAAGAATTACGCTGAAGTTAAAGCTTATGCAGATTTGAAGGGCTATAAACCAGGTTGGGCTTACTTTTACGCTAAGCAACGTGGCTTTATCAAATGAAAGGAATGATTAAAGTGTCGATTTTACCACCACTTAATAGACAGAAGAAGGTTAGAAGAATTCCTAGAAACTTCTTCATTTTTGGAGATACCATGTCAGGTAAATCTTATCTAGCTGAGAGATTTCCAGTACCACTATTTTTAAACACTGACGGTAATTCGGAAATGATTCCAGCTCAAGATATTCAATTATCAAACGTTAGAGATGCACAAGGGAAACTTAAACGTTCTGTAATTAATCAATTAGACGAGATTATCTTAGAGCTTAAAACTAGGAATCCTGGTTATAAAACAATTGTAATTGATGTTATTGATGATTTAACAGTCATGATTGAACAAGCTATTTGTTACGAGAATGACGTCCAAAGTTTAGCTGACATTCCATATGGTAAAGGTTACTCAGCGTTTAACAGTGTACTACAAAGCTTTGTAGTAGAGCTTAAATCACTACCTATGAACGTTGTTTATATCTCAAGGGTTGCAAAAGAAGGAGACAGTGATGTTGAAGTACCTAGTCTGAAAACTAAGTACTACAACATTGTTAATGGTAACTGCGATTTAGTTATCCAAACTAAACGCAGAGGAAAGAACTACATCAGACGAGTTACTGATAGACGTACACATTACGTGCGTGAAGAAATTGATGACAAGGATATTTTAAGAATCCTAGATAACGTTGTAGGAGTATTTGACAAACCTGTTAAGACTCCAATTAAAGAACAAAAGAAAATTGTAGACAAAATTGAAACAGAAAAAGAAGTAAAGGAAGGTAAAGAATAATGGGATTAAGAGACGCAGCAGCAAAGGCTTTAGAAGGATTTGACACAAAGAAAGGTAATGTAAATGGTTTTGAAGGACTACCTTCAGGAGATTATGTAGTAATGATTGATAACATTAAGAACCAAGATACTCCATGGGGTTCTGAACAATTGTCAATCAGAGTTCAGGTTTTAGATGGTGAACATGCTGGCCAAAAAGAATTTGTTAATTTGAGTTTGGATGAAACAACTGCTAAAGGGAATCCTAATCCAATGCTTGGACGTAACATCAAATTGATTGCTAAGTTAGCATCTAACTCAGGCATTGAACTTCAAGATGAAGATTGGGAAGATATTGAAACTTTGGCTAATGCATTGGCTTTAGCTGAAGGTAGAACTGTTTTAATGCATTTAACAGTTAGTGAAAACAAGAAAAATCCACAATATCCATATCGTAATTATGATTTTGATGAAGCAGAAGAACCAGATGAAATCATTGTTGATGATGACGACGTTCCATTCTAAAGACTAATTAGAGCAGTAACTCTAGACTACCGAACGGGTGAGATGCCCGTTAGAAAGGATTTACTATGAAGAATTTAGTAAATGTAGCACTGGCATATCAAGCTAAAGGAATGAGTGTGCTACCACTTTTAAATAAAAAGCCATTGATTAAATTTGCTGATAGACCAGCTTTAACAGCAGATGAAATCAAGAAATTGTGGAGAAAATATCCAACTGCAAACATAGCTTTAAAAACTGATAAATTCTTTGTAGTGGATATTGATAGACATGAGAATGGAGCAGATGGTTTTAATTCGTTTGACCAACTGCCTAAAGACTGGTTTCCAGAGACACTATCTCAAACCACAAAACATGGTGGTGAGCAGTTATTTTATCTTAAAAGAGACGAGATGACACTACATCAGATGATAGGTTGGCAACCTGGAATTGATATTAAAGCACATCCTAATAATTATGTAGTAGTTGCACCTAGTGAAGGATATTCTTGGGAAAATAAGAATCCAATTGTCAAAGCTCCATTAGATTTGATTAGAACTATTAATCAATCTAGGGCTACTAAGGGTCACCCTAATAGAGTTAGTGAAGATTTAAATTTAACTAGAGAACGTAATTCAACTACAGATGTATTAGAAACAATAGCAAGTGGTCTAGGTGATCAGGGTCAAAGAAATAAAGCTTTGGCTGCTTTATGTGGAGCTTTATTTTTTAGATCAGTTAAACCACGATTAGCTTACAAGTTAGTGAATATAGCAAATGAAAATTCAAATGATCCTTTACCACAAAAGGAGCTAGATAGGACGTTTGAATCAATCTTAAATAGAGAAATTAAGAATGGAGGCGGATAAAGATGAGTGTTGATGATGCAATTAAAAAAGCAGAAAACCAAGAGTCAACAAACGTTGTAAAGATGCCAATTCTATTCACAATGACGCAAAGTGGAACTATCAAAGCTAATTCTTTACGCAATATAGGATTGATTTTAGAGCAAGATGAGATTCTTAAAGGAACATTTGCATATAACGAATTTTCGTTTGCTGATGAAGTTATAAAAAATATTCCACAACTACACATAAAATGTGGATATGTTGAGGATAACTATATTTCAAGCATTCTTAGATACATTGAAGATAAGTATGGAGTTTTATTTACCGAAAAACTACTGCAGATGGCAGTTAGTAACGACGCTCAAAGTAACTCGTATAATCCTGTCAAAAAGTACTTAGAAGAAGCTGAAAAAGAATGGGACGGAGAACAACGTGTAGCGTTATTGTTACCAGAATTTTTAGGGGTTGAAATCAGTGAAGTGACAACGCTGCAGACTAAAATATTTTTCGTTGGAGCAGTGGCCAAAGTTTTTAATCCTAACTCTAAGTTTGATTATGTGTTGGATCTAGTTGGTGGCCAAGGCGTAGGCAAGACCACTTTTCTAAAAAAGATTTCAAATGGTTGGTATACAGACCAGTTTACAGACTTTAAAGACAAAGATAGTTATATGAATATGCAAAGAGCTTTAATTGTCAATGATGATGAAATGACAGCTACTAACAATTCAGATTTTGAAACTTTGAAAAAGTTCATTTCATCTGAAGAATTGGAATACAGACCACCTTATGGTAGAAGTGCAGTTAGAAGACCTAAGAATTTTGTTATTGCTAGGACAACAAACGAATCAACGTATTTAAAGGACAAAACTGGGGAGCGTAGATTCATGCCAAACATGGCCAACAAACGCAGACAAATTAAAAGTCCTATTACAGATTTAACACCAGAGATCATCAAGCAATTCTGGGGTGAATGTGTTCACTACTACAAGGAAGGTTTTAATTTTATGTTATCAGACGAAGAAAATGAACTGCTTGAAGAAAATAGGAAGTCTTTCATGTACATTGATGAAGCTGAAACTCAAATAGAAGAAGTACTAGCAGGGTGGCCAGGAACATTCATAACATCATCTCAAATAGCTAAAGAACTTGGAGAAGAGAATTTGATTAAGAATCGGAAATTGGCAAAGAAGATTAAATACATTATGGATAATCATAGAGAATGGGAGCCATCTCAAAAACGAATTAATGGAGTTCCTAAACGAGGATATAAAAAAGTGTAGGCACTGTTGACACTATGTAGTCACTAAAATTTGAGTTAGTGACTACGCTAAAATGCCTATATATCAAGGATATACTACTACTGTAGTTACTGTATACATAAATATATTATATAAAGTATATAAATATACAGGGGTAAGGGGTGGGAAGACTGGAAAAATATCCTAGATATTTTTTCAAAAAGTTTAAAATTAGTGACTACAGACTAAAATGTATGTAAAGGTTGATATAACAACGTTTGTAAAGATTTTTTTAGTGATTACATAGTGACTACATTTTTAAGAAACCTTGATTTAATAGGGTTTTACTGTATCACTAAAAAAATGATTTAGTGACTACTATATTTTAGTGACTACACTAGAAAGGATTTTACGATTGACTTTAGAACAAAAAATTCAAAATGACATTATGGTTGCAGTTACTAGGCATGGATGTACTGTGTTTAGAAGTAACGCTGGAACTGTACAAACAAAATTTGGAACAGTGATTAAATTAGCACCTAAAGGCTGGCCAGATATCACAGGATTTAGACATAGTGATGGAAAGATGATTCTAATAGAAGTTAAAAATGAAACTGGAAAGCTTAGAGAAGATCAGATTAAGTTTCAGAAATTTATTGAAGATAAACCTGTTTTATATGGCGTCTGCAGAAGTGTTGAAGATGCAATTGAATTGATTGAGAGCAATTAAATTTCACAGTGTAAGAATAGTCTTAAATGAGGTATATGGGATGAATGAAAATATCGAGAACATGTTAGAAGAGCTAAAGGAAAAATTTCCCAAAAATGTATATCAAAAATTGAGTTTGAGAATTTTTGATAACAACGGAAAAGATTATTCTGTAGATGATGAGTTTCAAGAAAAGTTATTCAATACTATATATATAAGTTGTGGAACGAACTTAGTAAAAATATATAAAGATAAATATAATACATTTTATATTCATACATCTGTATATATCGAGCAGAAAGATTTAGCAATTATTGGAAAGGCTTTGAGTATAGCGGCTAAACATTTGAGTAAGATTAATTTTAAAGCACATTTACAATGAATCGATTTGCAACGATTAGAAGAATCGAGTCAAAATGTAAGAATAGTCTTTAGATAGCTTTAGAGAGTAAATATAGAATAAGTAAGCTATATAGCTATTTGGAAGCAATCTAATTAGCAAGTAAGTTAACAAGCTGTAGAGAGCTGGATAAAGGAGCATATAAAAATGAATGGAAATATTGATTATTTGTTTGGAGAATTAACAAAAGAGCAAAAGCAAGCTAAGTTAGCAGAATGGTCATGCAAAATGGATGTACTAACAGTAATGTTAAAGGCAATCGAAGATGATTTAGAAAATAGATTGTCGAATCAATTTAAGTTCAAAGAGTTTGATGAACTTAAAGATGAATTTAGCAATTTAGTATTTGAATTTAACCAGTTAGATCTCAAACTTAAATTAACTCAGATGCATTAAAAAGCGTATTAAGTAATGAATTTTAACGCTTTGAATGAGGAGGGATAAGAAGATGAAGATTAATTTTAACGATGAAAAACCAGAAAATATGTACAAAGTAGGAAATATTTTCAGAAATGAAGATGACTTATATCTTGTAGCAACGGTTGATACTAATGCTGGATATACACTTGTTTGCCTAAGCAAAAATAACATTATTGGAAGATATGACACACTTGAAGAATTAGCTGAGGATGTAAAAGAAAAGGATGATACTTTGGTTTATGCAGAAATAAACGTATTTTAATAACAAATAATTTGACCTTAGCAAGTCTTAAAACTGTTAATACTGACTTATGTCTATTTGAACGTTATACATTCACAAAAATTGTAAATCAGGATCTCTCAAATAACGACATAAACAGTACAGGCTTAGTGTCTGTCAAAGGGTGCTAAGTCATAGGCGATAAAGATGCAAGGTAGCTACACAAAACAAAATTTATTACAAAGGTAGGTGTAATTTCCCTTTTCCATTATTTCATACCGTAGCAACCAAGCTGATTTATTGCCGAAACTAGACTTTCCTTAGTTACAGACGGTAAATTGTGAGCAAAAAATTATGAAAGAAGGTTTAGACCTTCGTAAATTCTTCGTATCTTGTCTGTAACTGTCCGCCTTGTATCCACATGATTTGAGATGGTCTTACGTTTTGAGGGCGTAGCAAGGCTTTAGCTAGCTAGAAATATAAGAGAAAGAAAGGATTGATTAGATGAAATTATATTTAGTTGAATATTTTATTAACAACAAACTGCATAACATGATTGTGCGAGCTAAAGACCACAACGCAGCAGAAACACAAGTTAAAGTTTCTGTAATAGCTAACATTCATGATGATAATTTTTAGGAGGGTGAAGATGACAATTAACAAAGCAATAGCAGCAGGGATAATACTTATAACTATATTTTATATTATCTTAAGTTATACATTGTTTATTTTTGCTAATAAAGATGAGTACAAAGATGCGAAAGATATTATCAGTGTTGTAGGAGTGGTCATTGTATCTATGACGTTTTTAATGTTGTTTCTTGGTAAATAAAAAAGCACACTCCCTTGGAAACGTGCCACTTAAATCAACTAAAATAATTATACCACAGGGAGAGTGTAGAAATGGACTATATGGAACTTTTTGAGCCAGTCGACGAAGTCCAAACGGCTAGAAATGTTAGGAATTTTTTTAACAAAGATTTAGATAAATTATTACGAATGGCAAACGAAGTACCGTCATTTTTACGTTCGCCAGTGATTGATGATATGCCTAAATCACCTAGTTTTAAAAATGGTAGTGAAGAGATTTTGGTAAATCATTTTGAATCTAAATCATACATAGCAAAGAACATTTTAATTGGAGTTAGTAAAGCTTTAAACAACTGTCGCTTAATTCATAAACAAATACTAATTGCTAAATATCTAGATGATATGTATGATTGGCAGATAATGCAAAGATTGAATTATGAAAAAACTCGATATGCAGAATTAAAAATTAATGCATTAAATGAATTTGCAGACAGATTAGAAGTACAACCAGATTGTCCTAATTTGCATGTATATATCAAGAAAAACGGAAATCAAACGGAAAGTTAGCGGAATTGCAACGGTGCTTTAGTGAATTATTATGGTATTGTAGCAAAGGTAAGTTAGGTTAGTCGCTTTATAGACCACGAGAGTTAAAACTTACAATGCATATTTTAATTGTCATAATTATTAAGTCAGTCTATCCAGGCTGGCTTTTTATTTTGGAGAAAATTATGAAAGATAGTATAGATTTCGGAAAGGTACAGACTTATGAAGAGCTGAAAATGTTACGTGAGTTAGAGAAACATTATAAGAAACATCCAGTAAAACATAAGCGTAAGTACAGTAGAGATGTTAGCAAAATCAAATTAAAAGGTGGTGGGTGATATGGTGTGAAGAAAAGTGAAGAAAAAGGACCTTTTTTTGAATTGACTAAAAGGCAGAGAAAAGCCGTTGTTATGCTATATGAAGGTGCTTATACCAATAAAGAAATTGCAGAAACACTTCACTGCTCAGAGAGTTTAATTTATAAGTGGAAACGTGAAAATAAATTATTCCAACAAGCTAGAAAGCAATATGAAACTATGATTATTGAAGATAAGTATGTTTCAGAAGCAATGCAATCTATTTATGCTTTAGTTAAATCAGCTAAATCTGAAATGGTTAGATTACAAGCTGCTATTTCTATTTTGAAGTTGGCTGGTAGGTTAACTGATAGTAGCACACCAGAGCTAGATAAAGCTAAGGTACGTAAGGCAAATGCAGAGGCAGATATCGCAGAGTACAAGGCTAAAGTGCTTAAGGATAGTGGGTCAAGTGGCGTAGAGTTACTGAACGAATATCTAGACAAACTAGACGCTTTGGCAGATAAGGAAGTGAAAGAAGATGGGACTAAGACAGATGTATAGCGAACGCCAAATCGAAGTCTTGAGGAAATACAAGCAAGGCTTTCGATTGATGATTAATTACGGCGCAAAGCGTTCCGGAAAGACTGTAATTGATAATGATTTGTTTCTAATGGAATTAAGAGCAGTTAGGAAACGAGCAGATGCGGTTAAATTCAGAGAGCCACAATACATTTTAGCTGGAGTATCGTCCAAGACGATTGAACAGAATATACTTAATCCACTAAGGAACAAGTATGGGATAGAATTCAAGTTTGACAAGCATGGTAATTTCAATTTATTTGGCGTTAAGGTTGTTCTAGCTTATACAGGTTCAATTGGTGGCTTAGGTGCTATCCGTGGTTAATAGTCTAGCCACGTAATTCCGTGAACTAACAAATGTTAGGTGTATCTTTTAATAAGGTGCTAACGGTAGAAATCTAAACAAATTCTTAGTATAATCATTTTGCTTACACGGTAGGCAAAAATCTACCGGAGGTTTACATTTTGAATTTGCATGACAATACCGTGCCGAGCCTTGATAATCAAGGAAGGTGTAACGACTATCCTTTATGGAGTACATTTAAGGTGAAATTCCTTATTTGGAAGTGCGGAACAATATTATTAATTAATATTGAAGATATAGTCTAATCCCTTTTTAAATACTAGGAAACTAGGGGTATTAAATGATGACCGCATGGGGTGCATATGTTAATGAGGCGTCGCTTGCTAACAAGTACGTGTTTAAGGAAATCATGGATAGATGTTCCAGTGATGGAGCTAAGATTATATGCGATACCAACCCAGACCATCCACAGCACTGGTTAAAGGTGGATTATCTAGACAACGATAAGCCAGAAGTTAGAACAGTATCTACGCATTTTACATTGGAAGATAACGAGGCTTTTTTGGGTCAAGAGTATATCAACGACCAGAAAGCTATGACACCAAGCGGTATGATGTATGAACGTGATATTTTAGGCTTGTGGGTATCCGGCGAAGGCATGGTATATCAAGATTTTGATAAGAAACGTATGTTAGTTGATGAAGTACCAAAAGATTTACATTACTATGCAGGAGTTGACTGGGGCTTTGAACATAAAGGCTCAATATTGTTGTTTGGAGATGATGATAAAGGCAATACATATCTCATTGAAGAACATACCAAAAAACACAAATTCATTGATTACTGGGTCAAGATTGCTAAGGATATTCAGAAGAAATACGGTTATGACGTTACCTTTTTTATAGACGGTGCAAGACCTGATAACTACAATGAATTTTTAAGAAACGGAATAAGCGCCAGGAACGCCAATAAGGCACGCATGGCAGGAATAGAAAGCGTGGCTAAACTGATGAAGTTAGGACGCTTTTTTGTTTTGAGTTCAGCAGTGCAATCGTTTCTAGATGAAATCTACACTTACATTTGGGACGAAAACACAGGCGAGCCAGTCAAACAAAACGACGACGTAATGGACGCAATGCGATACGCAATTTATAACGAGCATCTAAACAACGACGCTCAATTTATCAATTCAATTTATTTTTAGGAGGTGGAAGAAGTGGCAGATAGTACGAAGATTGCCGGAAGTGCTTATATATCAAAGGAAGGCTTGTATCTTTATCCTAACGAAGATCTAACAGGCGAAGATGTTTTAACTTTCATCAATTACAACAGAGGTATCACAACGTATGGAGAAAACTACCGTTACTATACCGGCGAACATAAGATTTTGAAAAAGAAGTTTGACCCTAAGAGTTTCAGACCGGATAACAGGGTAATTAGTAATTGGGCTAATTATGTTGTAGATACGTATATCGGGTATTTCATGGGAACTCCAGTTAAGATACAACTAGAAGATGATAGCAAGAACGAGCTATTGCAGAACTGGTTGAAGATTAACACTTTCCAAGACAAATTATCAGAAGTAGCCAAGCAAGTGGCAATTTATGGATTATCCTATATGTTGGCATATCAAGATGAAGATAGTAATACTTGTGTGGCAGTAGTTCCACCAGACGAGGGCTTTATCATTTACGATACAAGTATCAAGCGTAAGCCATTGGCATTCGTTAGATATGCTTACTTTAATTCTGAGTTAGCCGGAGAAGTTTATACTGATAGCAAGGTTTATAGTATCGACAAAGACGGAAAGCTTGAAGAAACAGGAGCTATTGTTCCGTTTAAGGAAGTTCCGGCAGTAGAATTTTATGCAAATGAAGAACGTTTATCTTTGGTCGGAAAAATCAGAACTCTAGTTGATGAATACGATAAAGCTTTCAGCCAAAAGGCAAACGAAATTCAGTATTTCGACCAAGCTTATTTGTTGTTATTGGGGCTTAATTTACCTAAGGACCCAGAAACAGGCAAGCCTATCCTTGATTTCAATGGAGATAAAAAGGCGTTCTATGATCCATCTCCAGAATCAGCTAATGCGAGAGTTGAGTTCCTAGCTAAGCCAGATAGCGATAATATGCAAGAAAACATGCTTAATCGTTTAGTTAATGATATCTTTCAAACGGCTATGGTTGCCAATTTAAATGATGAGGCGTTTAGTGGTAACTCTAGTGGCGTAGCTATTAGATACAAGTTGCTAAGTATGCAGAATCAAGCAGCATTAGAGGAACGTAAATTCACGATAGCTTTAACTAATTTCCTTGGTAATATCGTAAGTTTAGGCAAGATTATCGGTAGTGTTTCATCTGATGAAGTCAAAGCTGGATTATCGTTGACCTTTAAACGTAATATACCAGTAAACGACGCAGACGAGGCGAACACAGCCAAGACACTTGAGGGAGTAGTTTCTAAGGAAACACAACTTAAGGTATTATCTATCGTTGATGATCCTAAGGCAGAAATCAAAAAGATTGGAGAAGAAAAGGAAAATCTAATCAAGCAATCACTACAAAACTCAATTAGTGCTACTGATATGTTCAAAGGTGGTGTAACTGATGCAGAACCGGAAGAACGAGGAGTACTGGAAAGCAAGGGAACAAGCAGAGAAGAAGTGGATGGCTCAGAATCTGGAGAACGATAGGAAGTTTAATAATAAGCTAACTGAGTATTACGAAAAGGCTATTGACGATATTTACAACAAGATTGATGCAGAATATCAGAAAATAGCCGAAGTACATAATGACGGCATCGGCATTACAGGGGCTTATAGAGCAGTCAATGAGTTTGATATAGAGAAATACGAACGTGAGGCAAAAGAGCTTGTAGCTAAAGCAAACAGGCTCAGAAGTCAAGGCAAGAAAGTATCTTATAAGGATTTTACGCCAGAAGAAAACGCCAGAATGAAAGTCTACAATGCTACCATGCGACTTAATCGACTGGAGTATCTAAAATCACAAGTAGGATTGACTATGGTTGACTTGGGTATGAATGTGAGCAACGATATGCGAGACAAGATCCAAGATGATTACATGAACGAAGTCAAACGTCAATCCGGTATCTTAGGCGAAGATTTAACCAAGACGTCGTTATGGACTAGCAAGGAAGTTGCAACAGTTGTAATGGCTCAAACAGGTAGCGCCAATTTTAGTCAACGTGTGTGGGCAGATACGGACGCTTTAAAGGCTGAGTTAGACGCAGTTATATCAACAAGTATCATACGTGGAGATAATCCACGAGAAATGGCAAAATTGCTTAAAGAACACGTTAGAACAGTCGTTACTAATCATAGATACGTTACTGAACGCCTTGCAAGAACTGAAAGTGCTAGAGTTCAATTTGTGGCACAAAAAAACTCACTGATTGAAATGGATTATAGATTTTGCAAGTGGCACGCAGAACCCAGTGCATGTAAGATTTGCAGTGATATTTATAGCCACGATACCAAATGGGGGCGTGGCGTTTACGAAGTAGACGACGTTCCAACAGTTCCGGCGCACCCTAATTGTAGATGTGGAATTAGTGCTTATTGGGTTGATGATGCAGATAATTCTTATAAAGCTAATGCAAAAGATAAAGTTCCAGAAGAAAATAATGAAATTAAAGAAGAAGTACAAGTTAAACCAAAGAAGTCATTCTTTAATTATATTAATAGCAATGTGGAAGATTATTTCGTTAAGACGTTTGGAAAGAATAACGCTGGTACTTATATCAAAGAAATCAATGATACGCTCAACAACGCTCCAGAAGATATCCAAATTGTTTGGCAGAAAGCAAGTGGTAATTTCAAACTTGAAGCCTCAAGAGGTGGATCGTTCTATCGTGGGGCTGATAAGACTGTTTATATCAACAAGAAGAACTTTAACGCAACTAATGATATGGATTATTATCAACGTAAGTTTGATGTGTTCTATCACGAATTTGGACACTATATAGATGATAACTTAAGCAATAAAACTGGTATTCTTTCTAATCGTTTGAGTTTTGGAAGAATTTCAAGCAAGATGGACGACGATATAAAAGCCTACATTGAGGCTAATATACCAAAGCCAAAAGCAGAAATTTCCGAGTACTCACCAGATAGAAAGATGGCTTATGTTGATGCTTATGATGGTTGGTTAAGGGTCAAAAAAGATGGGACTTTAACTAAAGCATCAGAAAGAATGTTGGAAAAATCTATTGAACATGAACGCAAGAGAAAAGCATTTCATGAAATCAGAATGGAAGTTATAGACGAAGATTATATCACTCAAGATTATGGCGATTTATCTGACATGTTGGAAGGTTCAGGAGCTGGAGATCATCCGTTAAGAATTGGACATGGTACAGGTTATTGGGAAACAACGTCTGGAAAGGCTAGAACAGTTGGCTTGACTAAAGAAGAATTTACAGATTATAGACGTGGTACAGAATTTTTTGCTGAGGCAACAAGTGCTACAATCAATAACCCAGGATCATTGGAACTAATCAAGAAGTATTTTCCAAGTGCCTATAATGAGTATTTAAACATAATTAAGGAGGTTGCAAGCCGTGAAGAATAATGTTAATGCAGAATTTAAGGATAAGTTCGGAGAAGATATAGAAAAATTTATTTCCAATTATTATCCAGTAGATGATGGCAAACTTAAAGAGCTACTAACTGAGTATATAACCAAGTTTGTAGTACCTTATCCAACATTTGGACCGTTGAATGAAGAACTTTTACAACATTGTCTAAAAGTCGGTAAGTCTATTGATGATTTGCCAGAAGATGACGAGATTTATAACAAATATTATAGTCCAGATATTTCATATTAAGCATTCATTTTCATGAGTGCTTTTTATTTTGGAGGAAAAGATATGGATAACGATGAATTTATTAAGTTATGTAAAGAGAAAGTAGTTGAGTACCTGGATAATGGCGCACTCAGTATACCAAGCTATATCAGTACAGATTATGTATATGTTGTATGGCTTAACAGAACATTGCAGAATAACAAAGCTTTGCTATCAACTACAATCTCAAATGGTATGTACTTTGAAATCACATATAACGGTGATGACAACGAGATGTACTTTGACGCTTATAAACATGAAGATAACTATTGTATCAAGCACCCATAATTTATGAGTGCTTTTTTTGTTAAAGGAGAAAGAAAAATGAGTGATTACAAATCAAGAATGAAACAAGAATATTTAGAACTAACAACTAGAATCAGTAAGTTACGTCGAATGATTGTAATGTCAAAAGCAGATAAGTTAGAATTTAAATTAAGTTGTAAGATTGAATTGTTAGAAGAACAATTAGAAGCAATGGAAAAATATGCTTTGATATTAGAAGCACGAACAATTATTGAGGAAATTGAATTAATGAAAGAAGAGCTTTAGATGAAACTCTTTTTATTTTGCCTTTTTCCTGCTTGCAGGCGTTAAAGAACAACTGAGTAAACAGTCTCCCATGACTTTAAATGCGAGTAGGAGGTCCAATATGGATACAGAAGAAACAAAATTAAATGAAGTTCAAGACAATCAAGAAAACGTTGAAACGGTTGAAGAAAAGGACGTCCAAGATAAGAAACCAGTAGACGCCGAGAAGATTGCTATGAAACTTCAAAAACGTATTAGCAAGGAGCAAGAAAGTAAGCACCAGGCTTTGAAAGAAGTAGAGGAGCTTAAGGCTAAACTTGCCAAATACGAAAACAATGACAAGAGTATCAAGGAACTATCAGACGAGGAGAAAGCTAAACAAGAAGAAGATGCCAAAGATAGACGTATCAAGGAGCTTGAAGAACGTTTAGCACGTAACGACGACTTAAAACAAACCAAGCAAGTTTTTGAAGAATCCGGTTTATCTGTTCCAGATGAAGTACTTGATATGGTTGTTGTAAACGATAGTGAAAAGACGTTAGCAAACGTCAAAGCAATTACTAACTACACTGAAAGCATCAAGGAAGATGCACGTAAGGAATTGTTAGCCGGTAGAACTCCACGAGTAACAGGAGTCAAAACCAAAATGACAAAAGAACAAATTAGGAATATCAAGGACACAGAAGAGCGCCAGAAAGCAATGCGTGATAACTGGTCCTTATTTAATAACTAGGAGGATAAAAAATTATGGCAGATCCAAAATTAAACAAAACACCAGATATGGGCGAAGTACAAGCAAAGGACTTTGTGGAACAATTTTCTAAAAGTATCACAAAATTAACTCAAGCATTAAGTACTACACGTCCACAAGCAATGACACAAGGTAATACTATCCAAATGTACAAGTTTACAACTGATATGGCTAGTACAACAGCCGTTGGCGAAGGCGAAGATATCCCATTGAGTGGAGTTAAACGCACAAAAGACCGTTCCTTTACTGTTAGCTTTGAAAAAGCACGTAAGGCAGTATCTATTGAGGAAGTTCAACGTGTTGGATATGATATGGCAGTCCTACAATCTGATAAGCGTATCTTACGTGAAATTCAAAAGAACGTTCGCAAAGGTTTCTTTGATTTCTTAGCAACAGCACCAACAGACTTAGGCGCTCAAGGCGGTTTACAAAATGCGATTGCTCAATCAGTAGGTAAGTTACAAGTATTATTTGATGATGATGCAGTAGACACAATCGTGTTTATTAATCCAATGGATGCTGCTAAATATCTAGGTGCAGCAGACATTACAAATGGAGCAAGTGTTGGCTTTGGCTTAACATTACTTAACAATTTCATGGGCGGAGTTACATTGATTATGAACTCCAGCGTTCCAGAAGGAACATTCTATGCAACTGTTAAGGATAACATTAACTTGATGTACTTAGACACAAACGGCGAAAGTCGTAAATTGTTTGAAAACAAGTCTATTACAACAGACGAAACAGGCTTAATTGCTTTAGTTCGTGATGACAACACAACAAACTTAACTAACCAAAGCACACTATATTGGGGCATTAAAATCTTCCCAGAAGTTGCTAATGGTGTAATCAAAGGAACTTTAGCAGAACCAGTTAAGGCTAAATAACAAAAAGTAGGTTGATTTTATGGAGCTATCAGACTTGAAAATTATGCTGGGGCTATCAGATGAGAATAAGGAGTCTGATAGTCTCTTGCAATTAATCATTAAAAATACGGAGTTGTCATTGCGATTTAAGCTAGGTTTAAAGGCTGATGAAGATATACCTAGTGAATTATCATATATACCTTTAGAAGTCGCAGTAAGGCGTTTTAATCGTGTAAGAAACGAAGGTATGACGTCCTATTCTCAGGAAGGCGAGTCTATCACGTTTAGTAATAACGATTTTGACGCATTTGAAAGCGACATTGAGGAGTACAAGCGTAGAAACAATTCAGATGGATTGTTATACATGATTGATCCTTATAGGAGGTATGACGTATGAGATTTGATACTTTAGTCAGTTTCTACTCTGAAAGTCAAAAACACTATGACCCATCAACGCATGGATATGTTGGAGGGATTGATTTCCTAGGTAGTTGTATGGCTAACGTTACAGACATAGGAACTAACAGAGCTATCCAGTTGTTTGGTAAGTTTGATGTTAATAGCCTAGTTATCAGAGTTCCGGAATTGCCTTATCAAAATTGGGCGTTCGTTACTGTTGGAAATTCTGAAACTAAATATCGACTCCAGACAATGCGACAAACGCAGAAAATGGCAACTCTAATCGTTGGGGAGGGCTAGGGTATGGCAGGAATTAAAATAACAGGTACTAAGCACTTGAGAGCAGCGTTGAAAGCAGATATATCACGCTGTCCGGGCGAAATTAAACAAATCGTGGCAAAACATGGTGCTAATTTACAAACAACAACCATGAATAACATGGATAGGGCTTATACAGCCGGATACAGTACAGGAGCAACTAAAAGGAGCGTTACCTTAAGGGTAAACGAATTTAAAACCAAAACTAAAGCCGAAGTACAACCACGAACTAAGTATTTCCCATATCTTGAATATGGAACTAGGTTCATGGCAAGACGACCAACTCTTGGTCCAGCGTTTAGCAAGATAGAGCCACAATTTAGAGCCGATATTAACAAGTTATTTAAGTAGGTGGAATTATGACACCAGACCAATTAGTTTTTGACTATATTTATCAAATATCATTAAATTCAGGCTATACAACATACGACCATTTACCACTAGAGAACGAAAACGCACCTTATCCGTTCGTTTTAATCGGTTCAGTACAAACACTACCGGTTGTAACTAAAAACGCAGTACAGGGGCAAATAGTGGCTAATGTGGACGTGTGGGGGGACGGAGAAAGTCGTTTTGAAGTTTCCCAGATGATGAACGATATTTTTATTCAGTGCATGCAACCAACAAAGCTAGGAGATACGTTTGTCAGATTACGTATAGACCAATATGAAAATCAAATAATTCAAGATACAAGCGTTCCGAATACCGTGTTAAATCATGGCATGATGACGCTTGTTTTTAATTTAAGTTAGGAGAGTGAATAAAATGGCTAAACCACAAGTTTTACAAGGTATGGATACCTTGGCATATATCCGTTTATTGAAGAATGCAGAAAAAGAACAAGGACAACTTATCCCCTATCAAACGTCCTTATCATTTGACCCACAACGTGATAGTGATACAACTCAAACAAAAGATGGTGCAGTTGGGACGTCTAGTTCATTAGAAACAGAAATTGAAGTTGAATTTGTCAACAACATTTCTAAAGTTTCTGATGATTTGTATGACGCTTTAATTCAAAATGAAAAGGTTGAAATTTGGATTGTCAACATTTCACGCAAGAATTCAGAAGGTAAAGTATTTGCTTGGTACGCTCAAGGTTCAGTTACAGAAGACAGTAACGACAACGACCCAGACGATAACTCAACACGAGATGTAACATTTAGTGTTGATGGAACTCCACAACGTGGTTGGTTAGAGTTACCAGACAATGCAAAGGAAGAATTAGCATACGTATTCAGAGGCTTAGGTATTGTATCTGGATCTGATGAAACTGGAAAAGGTACAGTATGGAAAGACGCAGACCGTGGAACAGGTTCAGCAACAACACCAAAAGCTTAATCAAAGGAGAGTTTACTAAATGAAAATTAAAATTAAAGGTACAGAATATGAACTAAATTTTGGCATTCGTTTTGTCCGCGAATTGGATAAAGTGGCAAGCGTATCTAATAATGGCGTTTCACTTGGTATGGCACTAATGCGAACATTACCAGCGTTACAAACATACGACCCAGTGGCATTGTGTAACGTAATCTATGCATCAGCTTATGACAATAAACCACGTCCAAGTATGAAGGACGTAGAAACTTTTATTGATAAGGAAGTGTCATTTGAAGATTTAGAGAAGTGTTTTGACGATATCTTAAAGCAAATCAATGAAAGCACAGCTACAAAACTTGTGGCAAAAAACCTCAAAGCCTAGATACTGGAGACACTGGATTATCAAGTGAACAAATGTATCACGAGATAGTCCTAAACTCTCTAGCATATCTAGGCTTAGTTAGTATGCGAGAAATTGAGAAGATGACGTTTGATGAGTACCTGATACGCTTAGAGGCATTTCAACTTAGAACAATCAAACGTAACGAAGAATTAGCCTATCAAGCGTGGCTTAATCAACAAGTGCAAGCCACAACTGGTAGCTCAAAGAACCCTAAACCTAAATTTAGGAAGTTTGAACAATTTTTCGATACCAACAAAATGATTGATGAGGTTAGAGGAAACTTTGAGGTGGATTATAAATCCACGAATAAACAAAACACATTGAGAACTAACGAAAACTTATTCGCAGAGCGCTTGAAAGAGTTTAGAAAACTCAAGAAACAAGGAAAGATTATACCTTGGAGCATGAGAACAGAGGAAGAAAGGGGTGGTTTCTAAATGGCACAATCGTTCAGTGTTAAAGCTATTCTTGAGGCTATAGATACAACTTTTAGTTCAACTATAGAGAATGCCGATAAAACCGTTCAGAACTTCAGTTCAAATGCAAATAAGAAATTATCGAGTGTTGGTAATGCTATGATGGTTGCTGGTGCTGCAACTACTGCCATGGGTGTTGCCGGGTTAAAAAGCTTTGGCCAATTTCAACAATCACTTAACACCGCTGCGGTTGTTGCTGGTGGAACATCTAAGGATATCAGTGGCTTAGCTGATGTAGCGAACCGAATGGGGGCTGACTTGCCAATTAGTGCTCAAGATGCTTCTGATGCGATGGTTGAAATGGCCCACAATGGCGCTTCTGTTGGCCAAATCAAAAAGCAATTTCCGGCAATTGCTCAAGCTGCAACTGCAGCTGGTGCTAATTTACAAGCAACAGCATCCGTTGTTCAACAAGCGATGAACATTTGGGGAAACTCATTAAAATCACCTAAACAAGCGGCAGAGATCTTAGTTCAGACTGCCAACATGTCAAATGCATCAATCGAGGATATGCAACAGGCAATGGCAACCTTCTCAGGAACTGCTAAACTTGCAGGCATGAATATGCAAGACTCTACAGAAGCAATCGGTTTACTCACAAACAAAGGTTTTAGTGCTGCGCAAGCATCAGAAGACTTAAACCATGCTGTATTACAAATGTTAGCACCATCTAAATCGGCTAAAGAGACAATGGATGATTTAGGCGTTAGTTTTACTGATGCTCAAGGGAAAATGAAACCTTTCCCACAAATTCTTCAAGAGTTGAACAAGTCGATGGCAGGACTTACCGATGATGAGAAAACCCAAAAGCTCAAGAAAATGTTTGGTACATCTGGTATGGCTGCTATTGCACCTCTAATGGATGCAATGAAAAATAAAACAAACGACTCCACTAAGAGTTGGAATGCTTGGTCTAAAGCAGTTGATAAAGCAGCAGGAACAAGCAAAAAAGCCAACAAGAGCCTTAACGGTCAAGCTGCAGAAATGCAAAAAAATGTCGGTGCTAAGATCGAGCAAGTTGGTGGTAACTGGGAAGCACTGCGTAATACATCACTTAATTCTCAAAACAAAATAAGCGGTGGCTTGTTAGACATGATTAACAACACTTTGTCATGGGCTAATGCTTCAAATAGTGGTGTTGCTAAGGTCATCCGAGGCTTTGTTGGATTAACACCAGTACTTGGCCCAGTTATTACAGCTAGTGGGGCGTTTCTGAAAAATGCCGGGCAGATAGGAAAGGTAGCACTAGGAGCAGGTAAAGGTATTTGGAACTTAGTTTCTAAATTTACACCTTTGAGTCGAATATTACCTAAAACCAGTGACAAAATGAAGAAACTTGGTGATAACACAAAGAAGACTGGAGATGATACCAAGAAAGGTGGTGACTCTGCTGGTGGGTCATCAACTAATTTTCTACGATTGGGAGCTGCAATTCTTGAAGTTGGGGCTGCTGTTGGTTTGGCAACAGCAGGTATGGCTTTACTTGTTTTTGCAACAGCTAACTTGGCTAAGCAAGGCATGGCTGGAGTAGGAACACTAGTGGCTGTTACTGTAGCTTTAGCTGCAATCGTTGGAGTTGTTACAGTGGCAGGTAAAGCAATAGGATCAATGGGTCCACAAGCACTGATTGCTTATGCAGGAATAGCACTCTTGGTTGGCTCATTTTCTTTGCTTATTTTAGCTGTAACTAAGTTTGCTGGTACTGGGAAAGCCGGGATTGAAGCATTAGTAGCAATCACCGTTGCAATAGTTGCTATGACTGCTGCATTCGCATTAGCCGGTCCGGTATTAACAGCTAGTGTAGCCGGTTTAATTGCTTTTGGTGCTGCGGTTCTTATGGCTAGTGTTGGGATTGCGCTAATTAATCTATCATTAGCGGTACTTATTAGTGCATTTTCCAAATTAAGTGGAAATATCTCATCAATAGTTCCTTTGTTCACGACAATGGGCAAAGGATTAGCATCTATGATCACTAGCTTTGTTCAACAAATTGCAACATCAGTGCCACTTATTACAGGTTTGGTGGTTAACATGCTTGTGCAATTGGTTATTAAAGTTGCTCAACATACTACTACAATTGCTAGTACAGTCCTTAAAATGTTTGTTCAAATTCTAGCAATAATAGCTCAAAATATGCCTCTTATCATGCAACAAGGACTAGCTATTATTCAAGGGTTCTTGCAAGGAGTTTTGCAAGGAATACCAATGATTGTTACCTATGTAGGACAAATTATTGTTGCTTTCTTGGATGCTTTAAATGTGCAATTGCCTTCAATTATCCAAGCCGGAATCAACTTGATTGTTACTTTTATCGAAGGCATAGCACAAGGACTACCACAAATCATCCAAGCAGCGGTTGATCTGATTGGACAATTCTTAGTAGGACTTGCAGAAGCTATGCCACAAATTGCTAATTATGCGCTTCAGGCAGTAATGCAATTTGTTTATGGTGTAGGCTATGCGTTAGGTGAAGTTCTTGCTTCTGGTGATAAGCTTATTAAAATGTTCATCAAAGGTATTGAAGACGGTATAAGCGGTTCTAGTTCTGCTGGTAAGAAAAATGCTAATGCGGTAAAAGATGGAACTTCAGGAATTAGCTTATTTAGTAATGGTAGTGCGATAATCAACAGTTTCCTTAATGGTATGCAATCTGCATATGCAAGTGTTAAATCATTTGTTTCTGGGATTGCGAGTTGGATCAAGAAACATAAAGGTCCTATTAGTTATGACCGTAAACTCTTAATTCCAGCCGGTGTAGCAATCATGAATGGTTTCAATAAAGGATTACAAGACCAATTTTCAACAGTTCAAAAAGGTGTATCTAGTATGGCGGGTGCAGTTTCTGATGCAGTATCTAGCAACTTAGAAACAATCACAGTGCCAAGTCCAGATACAAGGGACTTTATGAACACAATGAACACTTTACAAAGTGCAAATCAAAATCTATATAGACAACATTCTGTTGGCTTTGGTGGAACTTTCAGCGATAACTTAACGATTGATAGTCCTACCATGGCACAAGAAAACAATAGTTTGTTACGGAAGTTAGCAGATAAGCAACAAGACATTTACCTAGATGGTAACGTGCTTGTCGGCGGAACTTATGACAGATATAACCATGCTTTCGGTAATGGCGTAAATTTACAAGGTAGGTGGAACTGATGCAATACGAATTTAGACCGTTAGAGCCTTATACTGGCGAAGAAGTCAAGAACGAACCGGCAGAGGGGTTTGTTTTTAATGGCTTTGATACACGTAAAAATGGTTGGTGGTTGGTCGAACGTAATGCACCACTACCTGATGAAAAAGAAGTTATTGAGAATGTTCCTTACAAGCAAGGTTCGGAAGATTTTTCAACTTACAGAGGAGATAGGTTTTTTAAACAAAGAGAAATTGAATACAAACTTGTATATTTTGGCAAAAATGGAAATTATGAGGATCGTAAGGGAATTGAACAGGATATTAAGCGCAGTTTATCGCCTTACGGTAGAAGTCCCTTATATGATACGCACGATACGATTTATCACTGGCAAGGCAAAGTTAAGGATATAAGTGTTGACGATAACGAAAGCAACGGAACTTTAACGGCTACTGTTACATTTGATTGCTATCCATTCGCAATCAGAAATAATGATGAATTTGATGATTTGTGGGACGATGTTTACTTTCCACATTGGATTTTCATGGATAAACGTTACACAATTGACGGTAAAACTACCGTTGACTTGGATAATATTGGAAGTCGCATGATGGAGATTACTGTTAAAGTTGTTTCTGGAACGGTTAAATATGATGAACTCACGATTGATACAGGTAAGACATACAGCCTTAGCTTACACAGAGGCAAAAACTCACTTGTATTTGACGGAAACGGAGTTATAGAGCTATCTGGAACTAGAGAGGAGATGATTTAGTGAGATATAAGATTGTTGCTTATGAAAATTCAGCAGTTGATGCACCATGGCACGATATCTATTATCCAGCGTTTTCAAACGATTACGTTATATCGGCAACACTAAATCTGAAACTCAATGCGATTGAAGATTTAACAGTTACAGTTGATAAAAATTCATGGCTGTATGATCATGGAGAACCATTTAAAACGCATGTTAATGTTTATAATCTATCGAATGATAATGAGCTAGTGTTTAGGGGTAGATTGGTAAAGGTTACGAAGAAGATGGATAATAACGGAGCTTTCAATCAGGAGTTAGTATTTGAATCTATCTTGTCTTATTTGCTTGACGGTTTTCAAAGTGCGTCAAAAGTTCCAATACCATTGACACCTAGTCAATTTGTAAAAGAAGTATTAGACGCACATAACGCCGAAATGCCAGCGGATAAACGCATTTATTATGAATTAAATAACATTGATGATAGCCTTGAAACAAAAGGAACGTATGCTTATGATTTTGACTATAAAAATTCATGGGAAACAATCAAAAACATGTTAATAGATAGGCTACATGGATATTTTTTGATTAAATACGGTATAAGGGATAATCACTATACCGTATTTTTTTCATTCAATAAAACTCCAGGAGCTGACCATTCAGACCAAGCGGTACAAATTGGCGTAAATATGCAAAGTGGCGAAGTTGAAGTTGACCCTACCAGCGTAATAACTAGATTAGTTCCGTTAGGAGCGACGCAAGAAGACTTGTCAGATCCAACTAAAAACACGAGTACAAAGTTAAGATTGACGATAGACAGTGTTAATGGTGGAGATATAACATTACACAATGACGCTTTAGAACGTCAATTTGGTTTTATTATGGGTACGCATATTTGGGACGAAGTAACAGATCCGGCAGAACTCAAACGATTGGGTCAAGAGTGGATGGCTAAACAAATCATATCAGTTACTAATTGGAAAGTAGATACTTTTGAAACTGATAATCGCACCTTTTACGTGGGTCATAGATATATGTTTGTTAATGACGAATTAGCAGTATCTCAGTTAATCAGAGTTACAGAGAAGACCGTTGATATTACAAGTCCTAACAACATAACATTGACTGTTGAAAGTACACAAAATACCTTAGTCGATTATCAAATTCAAGCAGAAAAAACTAAAGAAGAATTAGCAGAGACTAAGGCAGATTTAGCAAGAAATAAGCGACGTACTAAGGCGTTAGTTGCTGAAGTGAAGAAGTTACAGGAAGAAAACGCACAACTCAGACGTGATGCTTTAGTCCGTCAAGGCTCAGGGCAAACAGTAGCCGGCGGACCTACTGAACCAGTTAATGGAGATTGGGGACCAGTTATCAAGTATGCAGCACGATTGATGAACGTCAACATTGATGATGGCGGAGTAAATTTAGTTAAGGCACAAATTAATCTTGAATCGAGTGGAAATGAAAAAGCGTTAGGTGGAGATGACGGACTATCAGACGGTAGAGCGTCCGGTTTATTGCAGTTTAAACCTGGCACATTTAATCATTACGCTTTAAACGGTCATAAGGATATTTGGAAAGGATTTGACCAATTACTGGCATTCTTTAACATACCAAATGCTTTATCACAAATAACAGGTACTCATGGCTGGAGTCCATCAGGTTCGCCACGCTATAAAGATGTTCCTAACAAGGAAGTCAGTGGTGGAGCTAAGAAACTACAAGACGCAGCACGCAAATATCTAGGCGTTCCTTACGTTTGGGGCGGAGCTGGTGGAGCTAGAGGCGGTAATCCTTATTCAGGTATGGACTGTTCTAGTTTCGTTTCTCAAGTATATAAGGATTTGGGAATTAACATACCAGCTTATACCGTTGACATGGAGAGCTACGGACACCAAATTTCACGCTCAGAAGTTCAAGCTGGCGACATGGGCTTTTATGGCAATCATGGTGCTAGTTACCATATAACGTTGGCTTTGGATAACAAGCGTATGATTTACGAGCCAGCTCCTGGGCAATCGTGCATGGAGCAAGATATAGACGCATATCCGCCTAATTGGTGGATTAGAAATGATGATATGGCACGAATAGTTGCCGGTGGATAAGTCTTTGATAAGGCTTATTTTTTTATCAAAAATTAGAAAAGAGGTACTTAGATGGTAGTTGAGTATAGAGACGAAACACCGTTTACTGGCGATAACCATACGCCTACTGAATTGGCTAATGCGATTCGTACAAAAAAATATGGTAAAGACGTAAGAGAACCTATTGCACAGCTTGCAGATAAGTTATCAAATGCAGTTTTAGGGCAAAATGTTGGTAACGTTGTAGCAACGCCTACCAAAGTTTTTGATAATTTAGCTGAATTACAGAAAACGTACCCTAACGGTGCTGATGGTGTGATGGTAACTGTGGATAATGGACACAAGTATTTCTGGCAAGATAATCAATGGGTAGATTTTGGTATTTACCAAAGTCAAGGTTCTAAAGTTATAAAATCTAGCGATGTTTTTCAATCAAACATAAATTATGACAATATATCTGTCTGGAATCATGCTGCTTTTACCGTCAACAGTGATGGATCTATCACTGTTGATGATAGTGAAACACACCCTGATAGAGGGATAATTTTCTCTCTAGAAAATATCACTAAGTATTTTAACGTCAAAATCGTAACTCAAAACTTAGAACCTAGTTCAACTATTGATTTTTGGAAATACAATCCTAATAGTTCTAATGGTTTAGGTAATAAGATTAGTGATGTGACTAAAGATACAAATAACTCACAGATGTTATCAATACCATCTGACGCTGACAGAGTTATGTTAGCTGTACATGGTAGAGGAACTTTAAAAATCAAAGTATCCGCTAATGATGATGGAATAGTTACTGTTGATGAGTATTCTAATTTATTTAAGAATCTAACAGATGTAAATAACTTAGTTGATAGTGAGGTTAAAGGTATTGAATTGCCTTTAAATACAATCGGAACCTTTACCAATGCCACAATAACTAATAATGGTAGCAAAATAATTGCTAACGTAAACGGTAATAACGGTGGTTTTTTAACTAGATACTTTACGGCTAACAGTGAGAGAGTACAAATTCATGTTGACGGGGAATTTACTCAAAAGGGTATTACAGTTCAAATTAATTATGTCGATACCACATCTGGTAAAAGTAGATACTTTAAAGTAGCCGATATTAGTGGCGGTAAAATGAAAGATTTAACCTTTGACGCCTCAAGTTTGATAATTTATCAACATGCAGATCCAGATAAATTCAGACTACTAATTCAATCAAATATTGATAGTGCTGAGGGTAATAACCCAGTCGGAAAAATTACATTGAGAAGTTTATCAATCTATAATCCTAATTCAGAAGGGATTAATAATTCTTTACTCTACAATTATAAACTTAAGAAAACTTTATCTAATGTTATAGCTAAACTTGATGAATTCGACAGCGACATCTCAAATCTCAAAACATTAAGTAGTAATTCTTATGTAACTTTACCAGATGGAACCAAAGGGAAAATCATCTATGCTAACGGGCGATTAACAGTGAAGAATAGCACTTATAAGAAAATTCTGCTACTTGGTAATTCGTTATTGTTAGGTTTGTCTACAGATGGATCACATGGAGCGCCGTTTGGATTAACAGCGTCAAATCCAACTAAAGATTGGGCTTATCTGCTAACTCAAAAATTACAAGCTAAATATAGTAGTTCGGTAACTGTAAACAAATTGCATGACGCAGTTTTTGAACAGTCGGAAAGTGACGACAACTCACAAAACTATATTAATAACAATTTTTCAAAAACTGAGAAAAATAATGACTTAGTCATTATCCAAATTGGCGATAACGTCAATTCAGACTTAAGACGAACAACTTTTAAGGCTAATTTTGAAAAGTTAATCAATGCAGTTAGAGATGCCAATCCAACCGCTGATATTCTAATAGCTGGTGTCTGGTTTGATGGAGCAGGATTACAGAATTGGTTGCTGGACTTTGCTAATAATCATAACTGTATGTTTGCACCATTACACGACCTATATAATGGAGAAACTATAGCTAAAGTTGGAGATACGATTACATTTGCTGACGAAACACAAATGTCAGTATACGAGGCAATTAAGACACATCCAGGAGATAAAGGACACGCTTTAATTGCTGATAGAATTTATTCAACTTTAAATCCAAAATAATTATTTAAATTCAAGTGGTGGGTGGGAGGAATATAAAAAGGAAGTGACTATATGTGCATACATTACTAGGATATTCATGGGCGGAGATAGCATCTATTTTGGCGGTAATTTCCGTCCTTTTTAGTGGGGTATATTGGTTGATTAGACATGGAGCTAAAGTGCTTAATAATGCAATTAGTGCAGGAACTTTTCCGTTACAACAACAATTTAAAGAGTTGACGAATACGATTAGACAACTCAATAATAATTTCGAAGAACAACACAAAAGCTTAAAGGAATTAAAGGATGAAGTAGAACAACACGATAAGACGATTCTACTTCATGATGAAAAAATTAAACGATTGGAGGAGAGAAAATGAAAGTTATCAATGATATTATCGAATGGCTAGTACAGACAGGACTATTATCTGTACTGGCTATTTTTTTACTAAAACAACTAAAGCCGATTTTAGATAACAAAGCTGAACATGCGTCAACAGAACAATCAAAGGCTTTATGGACTTTACTTGAACAAGTAGCAGATATGGCAGTTACTAGCCTTGTTAGTCAAGACAAGACTGGACGTGAGAAGTTTGATGAAGCTAGCATGATTGTAAATGACGTGATGAAGAAACAAGGCTATAAATTAGACTCTAAAACAATTCACACCGCCGTTCAATCAGCTTATGAGAAATCAGAATTAACACCAACGGTAAAAACTAAGGGGGATACCGAAAATGGCAAATAGAGAAGTAGTTGTTGATTTAGCTAGTTTTCAATCAGAATTAACAGTTCAAGATTATAAGAATATTGGAGCTACAAAAGCTATTGTTAAAATTTCAGAAAACACTAACTATGTAAATCCATATATCAGAAGCTTAATCGATCGTAGCGCTGGCGGTGGAGTTAATGGTTTTGCATTCTATCACTTTGGACGTTTCTATAACGATAGTGCAGCAGTGGCAGAGGCTAACTACTTTATCGCAAATGCTAAGCGTTATGCTAACGTTCAACCAGGAACTTTACTTATTTTAGATGTTGAAATTAAAGGTATGCCAACAAGTTCAGTGATTGCATTCCTACAAACTTTAAGAAATGCTGGATATCACACAGGTTTCTACACATACAAATTTTTACTGCCACAATTTGACCTTGAAGCAATTCACAAGTACGCTGATTTCTTCTGGTTAGCAGCATATCCACTAGGTTCTCAACCAGGTCCAAGAGTTCCAGACTTCAATTATTTCCCTAGTGCTAACTATGTTGACTGTTGGCAACATACAGATAATTTACTTGGATATAAAGTAGATGGATCTATCACACTAACAGACAACGCAGTTAAACTATTTAACCCTAGCGAAGTCAAAGCAGAAGCACCTAAACCAACTCCAGCACCTAGCCAAAACAGTGCTAAGTATGACTCATGGACTGATGACTTAGGTGTTAAGTGGTTCAAAGAAGATGGTAAATTCACAGTAACAGCTGACGAGGGTATCGTATTACGTTGGGGAGCTACTACAAACTCAACTAAAATCGCAGTTCTACCAAAAGACTCAGTTGTTAAGTATGATGCTTTCTGTCATTCTGGCGGTTATGTCTGGATTAGACAACCTCGTGGGAATGGACAGTATGGTTATCTTCCAACTGGTGAAAGTTCTGGAGGTAAACGCACAAGTACTTGGGGTAAATTTGAATAGAACTATATAAAAAAAGGCTAGGTCAATTAAGATCTAGCTTTTTTTATTTTGCTTGAAAATTTAATTTTTCGTCGTAATTATATAATGAACTTTTTTGTTTTTTAGCAAAAACATCATTTTTTGATAGATATTAATAGTTAAAAAATATCAAAAAATGATTTTTCTTGATTTCAAATCAATAACTTTGTAGTATATTTAAATAGAAATCAAAAATTTGAGAGGTGAAAGTATATGGATTACAAGTCTTTAAGTAAGTGGGGCTATATTAATCATAATGAAAGTGTTATTGATGAGTATGAAAAGCGATACAATAGTCCAACTACTATAAAAACAGGTTTGTTTATTAATCCAATTTTAAGAGGAGAAAGGCAACCTGAAGTTAGAGAATTGTTTATTATGCCAATTCAAGAAATGCTTTCATTGCAAGATACAATTATGCAAAATTCAAAAAAAATAACGGAGTTAAGAAATGATTTACCAGGGATTGCATCTGGTCAGTTGTTTAACCATACATTAACTAATGAAGTTATGAGTACAAATGATATTGAAGATGTTAAAACTACTAGCGAAGAGATAACAGAGGCTATAGCAAGTGTTAAAAATAACTCCAGTAGGAAAACCAGATTAAACTCATTTGTCAGAATGTACTTTAAAATAAATAATAGAGAAAATCTTAACATCAAAAAGCTAGAAGATATTCGTGAGATATATGATTTCTTATTAGAAGGTGAAGTAGCAGAAGAAGACTTACCTGACGGAAAAATGTTTAGAAATTCATATGCAAGAATCGGAAATGATGTTAAAACAAATCATGTTCCAAAGTTAAAAGAAGAAGATACATCTAGAGATTTAGTAGAATGGATTAAGTTTATTAATGGTAACACACCATTTCTAATTAAAGCTTTAGTATCTCATTACTTTTTTGAATATATTCATCCATTTAAGGATGGAAATGGTAGAACAGGTCGGTATATAGCATGTGTTTATTTAGGTTATAAGTTAGACCCGTTAACAGCAATCACTCTTTCGAGCGAAATAAATAAAAATAGAAGTAAGTACTATAAGTCTTTTGTAGATGTTGAGAATCCTAAAAATTATGGTGAAGTCACTTTTTTTGTAATAGATATGATGAAATTGCTTATTAAAGGACAAAAAGCCTTATTAGAAGATCTTGAAGAAAAAAAGAATATGTTGTTCTATGGAGAAAAATTGTTAAATACTTTTGCAAAAACAAATGAAGAAAAAACTTTACTATATCTTCACTTTCAGTCATATTTATTTAATGATGTAAGTGATGGAATTGAAGATAGAGATTTAAAACAGTACACTACAAAATTTAAGAAAATACAAGTAAAAAGAACACTAGAGAATCTTACTGAAAAAGGAGCATTAGAAATAACTAAAAAATCTCCAAAAACTAGAAGATTATCAACAGAATGGTTTGATAAGTTGCTAGAAAATTAATAAAAAAGAGGTTGAAAATATTAATTTTAACCTCTTTGCTTAAAAATAAATCCATAAAAAAATAAAAACCTTTCGCCTACAGAACGTATCTGCCACTTAACGTGGAGCGAAAGGGATTGATATCTACATGCGTATTATATGATAATATTCCTACACACGTCAATTTAGGTATCAGATAACTCCACTTTTCCAGAGTGGAGATTTTAAATTAACCATTAATGTACCAATAACATTGTAATACATAATATATGCTATAATACAGTTGGTATCAAGGTTTTCATTATTCTTAGAAACATAAGACACCTTGTTTCTACTATTATATATGGTAGAGGCAAGGTGTCTTTTTTTGGTTTTAACCCACAAAATAACCCACAGTTCATTTGATATATTTCAGTTAATAGGTAATTATAACAGTATAAATGTAGCTTAAATTAAGCAAAAAAGTAATAGTTTCTACCTATTTATATAGGGTAATATTTATGTCTCAAATTAAATAATATTTAATTTAGTTGCTGTAAATGTTGGTTTATCAACGTTTATGGCAACTTTTTTTGTACTTTTATATAGTATTAATAAGTTTATGTCGATTGTCGTATAGGAAATACTACTTAGTTAATGTTAAATAAAATAATAATTCAGCACTTGTAAAAGAATAATATTATGTTATAATAAAATTTTGTATAAATATAGTGATCAATTTTAAAATTAAGATTCTTTATAGCTAATGTATGGTATAATTATACGTGAAAGAATTTTGTAGGAAATTGTCAAAGGAGGGTTGGACATGCTGAGGAAAACAAAGAATTTTTTGAAGGCCAATGGAGTTTACTACGAAAAAGAACATGTTAATCCACTAATGGTTCCTGAGAGAGTTTATGTATTAAAATTTGGAATCGATGAAAAAACAATGAATAATCGTTTTATCGTCGAATATACGTATACATGGACTGGAAGAATTAAGATTAATAAGATTTCCTTACGTTTACATGGACAGCAACATCCGCGTGAATTCAGAAATGAGGCACAGTTGTTACAATATTTAAAGAAACATTCTAAGAGATATGTAAAAGGTAAAGAAATATCAAATAAAAAACGTAGTAAATAG